ATGCCCTACACAATCACAGAGGCCCGTAAGGGTAAAAAGCCCCTGGTATAAGGCTGGGGGCAAAGCATTAAAAATGTTGTATTAGTGAGTACAATAAGGCAGGTGGACCGCTTCATTTTTGTACGTTTTAATTCAAATGGTTCACCTGCTTTTTTATATTATGAGAAACCTAACACCACAATTACTATTAGAGTACGGTTTTGTACACATGCGCAAGGCATCGGATACGCCTGGCAACATATATACTAAGGGTAATTTTACCGTAACGGAGAACAATGGACGTTACTTTTGGTCCACCTCAGAAACCCAAATACCACAGGAGCTACAAACGATAGAGGGCCTACGTATGGCATACGAGGGAAAAATGGGCAGTAAGCTTATGCGCACGTACAAAAGCGAAATGCGCACATAATCATTTCTAACTAATAATACAATTTTATTTCCCAAAGTCAGGTATTTTTCTACCTTTGTAGAAAAGGTACCCTATGGGATTTTTCGACAATTTCAGTTTTAATTTCAGTTTTGGCTTTGGCAACAAGAGCCAATCCGTTGGTGCACCAACCACGGAAGTGCCGGAAACTCAATTTACCAATGAGGAGGTTAAAATACAAACTGAGGCCATTTACAATTATTTAAAGGAGCAAGATGCCGTAAAAAACACGGTTGATGCTAGTACTATTGATGTGCCTGCGGAGGGTGGCCGTTCCTCAATTAACAACCAACGTAGCTTAGTGCCCAATGCCTTTACCCCGGCCACTACTGACTTCCCACTTACGGCTTTACCAGTACTAGAGAGCCTGGCTATGTGGAACCGCCATATAAGCTATGCGGTTGATAACATTGAGAATTTAGCCAATACTGACTTTGAAATTGAGTTTGATGAAACGATAAGCGAGGAACGGGCTATGCAGTTGAAAAAGCACCTAATGTCAAGCCTCAATAAATGGTATGGCTTTAGTGTTGGTGCTAATTCGCTTATAAACGACCTGCTTAGGCAACTGGCCATATATGGTGCTATTAGTGCTGAACGTGAGCCGAATGAAAACCTACGGGAGATTAAGGCCATACACTTAATACCTAACCATGAGATTGAGTTTGCTTACAAACAAGATGAGGATGTTTATATACCGTTACAAAAAATACGTGCCCTGGGCAATGTAATTATTGACCAAACACAGTTCCCAGGCTATAAGGTTCTTAACACCGAGACATATAAGTACATTGCCATGCGTAGGTTCCGCCAAGAACCATACGGCATACCAGGCTTTTTGTCCGCAATACAAGATATTATTATTGAAAATGATATGATTAAAGGCTTCCAGGAAATGATGAAGCGCCTGGGTATGTTAGGTTTTTTAGCCATCCTTGTTGATATGCCTGCAAAGGATACGGCCCAGGGTGAAAGCGATAGCGCCTACCGTACACGTTTGCAGGAGTATTTAAAGCTTAACCACGAAAGGGCTAAGGATGGTTTTAGCCGTGGTATGACTGTAGGCTATAAGGGTAAGCATGAATTTGAGGTTGCCGGCAATACTATGAATGCCCAAGGTGCTGAGAAGCTAATGGACATTGTAAAGTCTCTTGTGTTTGCTGGGGTTAAGCAGGACCCTAATATGTTGGGCGAGAACAAGGCCACTACCGAAACTTTTGGCAGGGTTATACTTGCTAAGATGCTTACCCAAACCAAGAATTTCCAAAATGCTGTTAAGGCTTTCTTAGAGGATACGTTTGCATTGGAGCTACGCTTAGGCTTTAGGTACACCGGTACGGTTACCGTTAAATTTACAAAGCCATTGGTGGGTGACCAAAAGCGTGAGCAGGAAACTTGGGAAAAGAAAATTGCCAACAACATTAACCTTTATAACCAAGGCTTGATTAGTCAGGAGGAATTGGCTGAGCGTTTAGATATTGATGAGCCTGATTTACCGGTACCGCGTGTAACTGCTAATGCCGGTGGTGGCGGTGGTGGTGATGAGCGTGAGGTTGAAACCACGGAAGAAGCGGAGAACCAAAGGGCCCAGGAGGCTTTAAAGAATGTAGGCTTTGGGACGCGCACTTTTGTATATGAGTGCCCGGATGGCTGTGCACATGAGCACCCCAGCTTTGTAAACGAGTTCCAGGACAATCGCATTGAGCGTATTATAAATGATTACAATAGTGAGGTTAACCGCAAATATAGCGTTGCTATTGAAAGGGCGTTACCCGGTATGCGTAGGGCTATTGCTGCGCTACCGGAGAATGCCTCACAGCAACGGATTGAGAACATAGTGGTATTCTACCTTATCAAAGATTGGGATAAAAACTTTACTAAGCGCATTGATACTGATATACGCAAGAACGTAAAGGAGGCATACAATATATATAGGAAAGACAAAAAGGTTTTCCAGGATGCCGAGGGCTTTGGCAAATCAACACAAAAGCTGTTTACCATACCGGAGGCTAGTTTGGACCTATTGGACTTTAGAACCATTGAGTATTTGCAGGACCTTGATAGGGTGTTCCTCGGTAAGTTTATTACCGACCCGGATACAATGACACGGGTAACCAGGTTTATTGAGGAGGCTTATGTTAGTGATAACAGCCCATTGAGTAGCCCGGAGAACTTGAATAAGTTTATGGAGGATTTTGGCGAGTTGGTTAATAATGAGAGTTGGAAGGCAAGGCGTATTATTGAGACGACTATTAATAAGGCTAGGAATTATGCCAATGTAATGTACATCAACCAAGCCGAGATTAAAAAGTTTGAGGTGGTTGAGGTGGTGGACCAGCTTACGTGCCAATGGTGCGCATATATGGATGGCCAGGAATTAGAGGTTGTTACGGAGGTTGAGAAGATAAAGGACCTTAACACGGGAGAGATTACAGATATTGCAAGTAAGGCACCTTTTGCAACAAGTATACCTATTGAGCAATTTGAGGCTATGGATGCCCAGGCTATACAAGCGGCCGGCATAGGCACGCCTCCAAATCATTGTCATTGTAGGGGTCGTATTGTGGCTGTAATATGATAGTATATAAGGAGCATAGTTTTTGGCTTACTAAAATGTGTAATTACATAGATGTGTATACGCTTACAGCGTTTGATGTTAAAGGAGGTATTTTTGCACATGTCGGATTAATTGTCTATAATTGAAAAAAATTTAAGCATGATACTTAAAGGCACGGATAACTTAACGTTGGTACATCAGATACAGGAGAACAACAACAAGAGTACTGATTTAGGGGAACACCATGATATGATTTTGGCCAGGCTTAAAAAAGAGCGTGGTTTGGATTTGCAAAGTGCTGATATACCTACTGTGCCTGATGAGGATGATTTGGTTGAGTTTCCCTTCCGTCAATTAAGTGCAACCATAGTTGGTGCCGGTAGTTGGAAGGCTACGGACTTTAGTAAAGGCAATGTACTTAAGAAGTCAATGCCCATGCTAGAGGGTGTGCCTGCTTATAGGAACCACCACACTTTTGTTGGTAATGAGGTTGGGCATATTGGCACACCCACTTGGAGTAATTCATACACTAATGCCGATGGCAAGAAGATACCGGCAGGTATTGATGCGCCTTTTATTATTGATAAAATATTGGAGCCAAAATTGGTGCGCCAACTTAGTAGCCCCCGTAGCCCAGTTAAATCATCATCCGTAACGGTGGTGTTCGAGTGGGAGGCCTCACATGACTTTGATAAAGAATGGATGTTTTGGGATATGCTTGGCACGTTTGCCGAGGATGGGGAAATGGTTAGACGTATAGTAACCAACATAACGGCTTATTATGAGAGTAGCTTGGTATGGTTGGGTGCTGACCCTTTTGCTGGCAAGTTGGATGAGAATGGTGAAGTTGTAGAAATTGACCAAGCAAGCGTTATCGAAAATAGTCGCTCAGGTGAGGAATTTGAGCAATTTTATAAAAAACATAAAAAATATTTCATATATTCTTGTTCAGAATCTGAAAAAGACATACTTTTGAAAATGAACAAGGAAGGTGGCCCACAAAGCCACTCAAAAACCGAAAAACAAACGGCCATGAATAAAAAGCTTCTTGAAAAAATCGCCCAATTAAACAACTGCAAAGTTGATGAGGTTACCGAGGAAATGATTGAAAAGTTTGATGTTATTGAAACAGATAAGCTTGCAGCTTTAGAGAAGGCGGATAGTGAGGTTAAAACCCTTAAGGCCGATAAAGAAGCTGAGGAAGGTAAGGTTAAGACGCTTACGGATGAAAAGGCGCAATTGGAGAAGGATAACAAGGAGAATGCTGAAAAGGTTGAGAAACTTGAAAAAGAGGCTAAAGAGAATGAGGCTAAGATTAAGGCCGGTGAGGCACACCTTAATAGTATGCGTGAGCACACTAAGGAGGTTTACACCAAATTTGCAGGAGATAAGGTTGATGATACCATTGTAAAAGAAATAGAGGGCAACAACATAGAGGAGCTTGAAGCTAAGCTTAAATTGTTTGGTGCTGAGGCCGTTACCAAATTTGGGGCACATTGTACGACTTGTAATAGTAGTGAGCATATCTCCTACCGTTCAAGTATTGATAACGGTGGCGGTGTTGGAGATGATGAGGATGAGCCTATGCACATGGGCGAGGCATCACAAATAGGACGAAACTAATTTTTGAAATTTTTTAACTAAAGATACACGAACATGGGATTAGGTACAGGAACAGTACAAGGAAGGCAAACAACTCTTTCTAAGCATTTTGACCAAGCTGGAATCCGCCTTTCAATGAATAATGGCGAAGGTGCTGAAATAAAAGCAGGTACCGAGGTTAACCTTACAGGAGATAATGAGGTAAGCATCCGTGATACTGCTACTGATAGACCTTTTGGTGTTTGTGAAATAGGTGGTGCAGATGGAGAGAAGGTAACTGTACATGTACATGGACAGCGTACTTTGCAGGTAGTTGCTACCGGTGGAGCTTTTACGGCTGGGGATTTAGTTAAATATACCGGCACACATGATGCTAATGGTGTACCTAATTATGTTGCCGCTGTGGCTTCTGATTTAATTACTGCTCTTGTAATAAAGGGTGCAGCGCAGGATGCGGTAGCAGAGGTTGTAATTATGAACCAATATGTAGTTGCTCCATAAGGGTAGCTACTTTTTTTTAAATAGAAAAATTTTATAGTATAAATATACCGAGAAAATGGCAGTATTAGAATTATCCAAATTACGTGAGCACAATCAAAGTCTAAGCAACAAAAAGACTGGAACTATTAGCAAGCGTGCTGATATTAAGGATACTATTGAGGCTAACTTGAAAAAGTTTGCCAAAGAGGTTGGTGAAACTCGTAAAGGTTTCAGAGATGCAAACGGAAACGATATTGCACCTTATGATATTGATATTAACGAGGCCAGTAAGCACATGTTTGGTACTGACCTTAATGGGGTGTTGGCGCAACTTGGTATTTATACTAAGAGCGATAATGTTTCAGAGGTGTGCCAAAAGCTTGGATATAACAATGTGAATGCTAAGGCCATACAGGACCTTATGATTACACAATCTGAGCTTGGCATTGAGACACTTGCTGAGCAAAATACTGACCATAGGTTTTTGTTACCCGAGATGATTATGGCCGCTATCCGTATAGGGTACCAGCACAATGCGATGCACATGAATTGGATTGCTGGCACACAGCCTGTGAGACAATTGAAAAAGAACCCAATGCCTCAATTATTAAGAGGTGATGCGGTTAGTGCCAAAGTAAACGAGGGAGCTCAGTTTCCTTTGGGCTCTGTGAAGTTCGGGCAAAAGTATGTGGATACTTTTAAAATAGGTACAGGAATACAGCTTACCGATGAGCTTATACTATCGGCCAGCCTGGATATATTCTTCTTGTTTATGCAGGAGGTTGGTAACGATATGCGTATTGGCGCGGATAGTCTTGCAATTGATGTTCTCATTAATGGTGAGCAAACGGATGGCTCGGAGACTGCACCGGTTGTTGGTACTGATGATGGTACCTCGTTTACCTACAAAGATATTAAGCGTATGTTTACTCGTATGAGTAGAATGTCACAACCTGCCACCCGTATAATTGCCGGTGAGGAGGATACGATTGATATTACCGGGATTGATAGGTTTGAGGGTTTTAACGGTGATACCCGTTTGGCTTCCATTCGTTCAATTGTTGGTGTACCTGATACATTCGACATGGACGTATACCCGTTGCCTACTAACCAAATTATGTTTATTGCGCCTGACCGTGCGATGATTAAATTGCAGTTTGGTGGCATGAAAACTGAGCGTGATAGAGATATTACCACTCAAAAAGAAATTATGGTAATTAGCGATTACATCAACTTCGCCATCGTGAAGCGTGATGCAAGGGTTATACTTACCAAGGCGGACACTATTGTTAACTTACCATTCCCTAGCTACATGGATATTGATGCTAGAATTGCAGAGACATTTGATAACCTCGATTAATAGTAATCGGGGTTACAATACCTTATTAAAAGAAGATATAGCTTATTAAAAACAGAAACTATGGCTGAGCAAAAAACCTATTATGTACTTTCACCAGGCGTTAACATATTTAACGACCCTACCCAGGAGGATGGATTAAAGACTCTTTACCCAAAACAAGCTTTACAATTAGCTAAAACAGCACGTGTCAAAAAATGGTTAGGCACCGGGGCTCTTATGGTGATTGAGGAAAAGGAAGCTAACAAGATTAACGCTGAGCGCAACAAGGGTAAGAATGAGGCTAAGAAGGTTGCTGATGCCAAGAAGAAGGAATTTGAGGAAAGTGTAGTAGGTGAGAACCAGGAATTGCAAAAGCAGGTAGATGCACTTACTAAACAAAGTAAGGCCAAGGACCAGGAGATAGCTGAGCTTAAAAAGCAAATTGAGGATGGTGGCGATATAATGACTGAGGTTGATAACGAAGGTGATATACCGGCTGAATTGCTTGAGCAGTATAAGGCGGTAGTTGGTAAGGATGCTGAGGAGGATGTGACGGCTGAGGACCTTGAAACGGAAATACGTCTTGTGGTTTCTGATGAATACCTTAAGGTAATTGGTGAGGCTGCACAGGAGGATATGCCCATAGAGGATATGCAAAAAGCTATTGAAGAAAAAAAAGGTAAGTAATGGCTAAGCAAGATACCAAAGAGCAAAATTATATTTACATACAGCTAAAGGATAAGAATAGCTCCTGGCAGTATAAAAAAGGTGTTTACCTTAGAGGGGATAGAGTTGCCAAGACTGATGGGGATAATGATAAGGTAAAACAAGCTATTAAGATGGGTGTTATTATAAAAGTTGATGCCCCCAAGGTAAAAGAAGAAAAGGATTAACCACACACTATCTCTAACTCATAACAAAATAAGAAACCCTTAGCTTTCACGGTTAAGGGTTTTTTTATAACTTTGAAGTATGGCACTACCTAGCTTACTCATAATGGTTAAAAAGTTGGTACCGTATTTAACGGATGCCCAGGATACTGCTACGAGTGAGTGGATTTGCATGAGCCAATGGGAGTTGCAATCTTATCTGGGTATTGCGGATGTAGATGTAGAGGATGAGAGCAAGTACACAAATCGCCAAAACATACTGGTGGCTCACCATACGGCATATAAAATGCTATGTGAAAGAGTGTTGCTTAATATGGAGGGCAATACCGATGATAGTGTGGTGCCTAATAACAAAACACTTAAAAGGGCTAAGGCTGATGTAACCGAGGTCGAGTTTCAAGTAGGTAAAGCCTCTGATGGCTCTAAGTTATTGATGACGGCCGCACAACTTAAGGATGATATACAGAAAAAGACGTGCCATTTAGCATGGAGCCTGGATATATCATTACCCCTTTGTGCTGATATTGATAGCAGGGCCGGTGTTGTTACCGAGAGTTTTATGTTCTTTGAAAGTGAGTAGTAATGGCGGACCAAATTACAGATGCGGAATGGGCAGAATTTAGACAGGCAATAGGTGATGTATTTGATACTTTTGCTGATTTCCCGGTAACCATCCGTAGGCGCACTACTAAATTAAGCGCAACAAATCAAAGTCGTACTAAAAACAATAATACTACTGATACAATATTAAATGCGGTACTGGTAAATATTGGTAAGGATGATGATGCCCAGGTAAGATTAAGTGATAATGGCAGTATGGACCGTAGCGAGAGTTATGTGTTGATTAATTATGAGGTATTTGCTGCGGCTGGATTAGTTGATGCTAATGGCAACCATGTTTTATTGGAGGGTAAGGATAGTGTGATTGTTAAGACGAAGGAATATGATATTTTTGGTATTAATCAACTAGGGCCGGCAGATGGCCAGGAGGCTGTCGTTAAGATACATTTAAAGAAGCCGGTTGCACCTAAAGTTACGCGGTAATGGGAATGAAGAAAACTGGCGATTGGGATGAGGTGCGTAAATTAATAGATACTGCACCACAAAGGGTACAGGCTATTAACCAACGTAGTTTGCAGCGTGTTGGATTGAAGGCAGAGAGGATGGCTGTAAAATTTATTAAGAACCAAAGCCTTAGTTGGGCACCATTGAATCCTGCCTACTTGAAATGGAAATTAGATAATAATAAATCTGAGAAAACATTGGTATCTGATAGTACTTACTTTCAAAGCATCACCTCAATTGTGGAAAAGAATGTGGCTTTTGCAGGTGTTAGTAAAAAGGTTAAGAATGCTGATGGTGATACGGTTGCTGATATTGCCAGGATACATGAGTTTGGTAGCGTGGCCCGTAACATTCCGGCCAGGCCATTATGGGGTGTGGTTTTTAAGCATATAAAAACGTTTGTTGTTAATAAGAACTTTTTTGCCAGGGAGGTAATAAATGAATTGAAAAGTTGAAGTTTGATATAGAACATATTGATAATGGTGTTGAATTACAGGTACGACAAATAGTTGAGGCATTAGGGTATTGGCCTAATCAAACACAGTTTTTTAAGGATGATGATGAGCCCGGTTTTGATGCTGCTCTTACGGCTGCAATAGCGGCACAAGATACACAACCATTAATTAAGGTGTTTGGCCCAGGTGGTTATAGGGACCGTGAGCAATTGATGGAGAATAATATTGTGATTAGCCGCACAGGCATACAGCCGGGCGATATTGGGTTTAGCAACCCTATTGCTTATGAGGAGTATAGTGGGGCGATGAGTGAGCAATTATTTAGAAAGGTACAGACGGAGGAGGGTACAAAAAATATTTCTTATGATATACGGTTTTTTTGTAATAACACCGATTTGGATAGAGCCATTAGCGATATATTGATTAGGGCATTTAGTACTAGGAAGTATGTATATGGGCAGATAATAACTGAGGGGCCCAATAGCATTACTAACACAACACAGGGCTTTTGGGTGTTCCCTATTGGGGACCCTGTGGAGTTGAGCAGCATGAATTATATTGAGCGACTTTATAGGTTTTTGGTGGTTGATGTATGTTTAGAGGATAATGTTACATTATATGAGGGTATACCACCTATGACGGTGCCTGTTATTGAGGTAGCACCGGGCCCTAATGATTGTATAAAAGTGGGTGGCACAAAAGTTTTTGTAGATGGGGTGTTTGAGTGTGGTGTTTTTGAATAAAATGATTACCTTTGAATTATGGCATCATTAATAGATAGCTTAAACCTTAGATTAGCAAAAGGCATTGAACTGACTGCTCAGGAGCATGATGATAACATGCAGGCTATAAGTGATTGGGTGGACCCACCGTTGGCGCTGGATAGCGCTACAAATAATAAAGTTATCCACAATCCCTCTGGCGATAATGCGGTTTATTTTAATTATGAAAACTCAGCTGAGAATCAAGATGGATGGGTTGATTATAAAGATATGGTTGTGTGGTTTGGGAATGCTGATGTTGTTAATAATGATACTAGTGGTGTTTTTTGGACGAACGCTATGTACCAGGCAGAGTATGATGATACTGTTGAGAGGGGTAGGGAGATTGGTAAGTGGGTTACTAATAGTACTGATTATGATGTGGCGTGGGCAGAGGACTTTATGTCTCTCTACGGCATAGGCACAAGCAATATTTACGCTGATAGATATATGTCGGCAGCCGGAGAGGATACGCTTGGCAATCCATATAGCAATTTCATAAGAATGTCCATAGATGCCATGCAGTTTAACAGGGAATCTATAAGCGATAACCCTAGTTATGATAGGCAGATAACTAACTTTATAACTGAGACGAACGCCACGTTATTTGGCAGGAATAGTTATGATGATACTGCGGGGACGTTTTGGGAGAATAGGGTTGTGATGACTGATTGGGATGGAGGAAATGGGCCGGAGCAACGGTTTGAGTTTAGTGTAAGTGCAAGGGTTAACCCGGCAGACCCATTTATGAATAATGTGTTACAGCAAAACCCAAATTATAATAGGTGGAGTTGGAATATGGGTGGTTATGATATTGCTACTTATGGTAATAAGAAGTGGTTTGAGGCAAATAAAGATGAGATTTTTTTACATAGCGAGGGAGGCCTTAGCATTACTACTCAGGGTAGGATTGGTTTAAATAGTAATGGCGCAGCATTTTACGAGCCGCCAAATGTAGCATTGGCAAATAGGCATTTTGATTTTAGGGGAAGTAATAATGCTGGCGTTGGCTTTAAATTAAAACAACCTAATGGAACTGTGAGGACGGTTACCATTAACAATACAGGTAATTGGTCAATAGTATAATTATGCAAGAGATACAGATAAACATAAATAAGCAATTAACCTCGATAGAGGGTTATGTTTTACCAACTAGTGTTTTTGAGGTTGAGGTAAACCCACAATCAAAAACAAAGGGGGATAAATCAATAATACCCTGGCACGCCAACATATATCTATCCAAAACATCAAAAAGCAATGGTGATGAGCCATGCAGGATAAAAGGCATTTTTATCAGTGATAAAAATGTGCGGGGGTTACACAATAAGAGGGAAAAAGATGAGATTAAGGGTAATACTGATATTGATAAATTTGTATATCAAACAGAGCTTAAGAATGGTAAAATCAAATTAAACCCAGGCGCACTAAACTCAATAAAAGGTCAAATAATCAAGCAATTAGCCAGTAGGTACTCTAACATAATCGAGGAACAAGACTTATCGTAATGACAAACCATGAAGCTTATTTATTGGGTGGTATTCTATCAGCAATAGAGCCCACTAATTTTGATAGATTAGATGTTGATAGTATTGATAAATTAATACAAACTCAGGAGGTATTAACTAACATATCATCTAAATACTCAAAAACCCGCACTACAATTTTTAAAAGCTATAATGTTGATTTTGATAGCGAGGGCAAGTATGATTTTAGTAAGCATGATAAGGCTGATGAGATTATTAATAAAATAGATGAGTTGGGGAATAAAAAAATAATGGATGATATACCGTATTTGAATTTTCTCAATCAAGAGGAATTCCAAGCCTTAACACGTGGGTTGGTTATGCAGGATAGAGTATTTATAAATAAATATCTGCGTGCATAAAAAGAAAAGTAGGTATTCTTTGTCAGGAAATTATTTTTTTCTAATATTGAAGAAACTTAGATAAACTTTTAGATATGGCAGCACAAGGCGCACCAAAAACCACATTTAGAGTAAAGGATGAAAGCATTGTTATTTCAAATCCAGTACGAGGTATTATTTGTGTACAGGGAGAGACCCATTTGGGTGAGATAAATGAGCCTGCCTTTTGCGGTAATTCTAATCAGTTTCTAAGAAAATTCGGCAGCTATCATCCCGATAGTAAATTCCCTCTTTATTGTTTACGATTGTTGGATAGTGGAGCTAAGCTTTGGGTTAGCCGTGCAGGGGAATTTACAGACCCTACGGATAAAACTACTGTTGTTGGAACTAAGGCGGAGACTACGTTTACTGTATCTACGGAGACGGTTGTTATGGAGGCTACCGCTGTTGGTGCCGGGTATAATAGTATTGCTGTTACCATTACTAGCGCAGCTAGTTTATTGGCTAATGCTGTTGATATAAGCATTAGTATACCTGGGGTGCCTGGTGATTTTGTTGTTAGAGATGTACCTAACACATTGGATGCCCAGGGTATTATTGACCAAAATGTAAGATTGAAGGATGCTTTATTGCATGTGCAGATAAAAAGCATTACTGGTTTTATACCTGTTGGTACGTTTACGCTTGGCGCCACCATTGCTGGCGTTCAGGATGTCTCAGCTATTGATGCTGCTGATTATAATGGCTCATTGGCAGGCAGTACCGGGTGGTACAGTTTTAACACCGTAACAGATGCCTTTCGTATAGCCAATATACATCAGCCTGACCCTGTGATTGATGCTGGATTGGATGCTTTTGCTACATATAGGCTTAACAACACTAGTTATCCTATGCGATACCATATAGGCTCACCCTTGGGGTTGAGCGCTGCCGGTATGGGAGCGTACCGAGAGGGCACATCTCCTTACAGCCATACGCCATTAGATAACTTTTTGGGACATTATGTGGTTGATGATGTGAATATTAACGACCCTGTTGAGCCATCATTAAGATTTGATATACCATCTATTGTTGATTATTTGGCCATACAGTCAAAGAATGACATTGAGGCATGGCCCTGGTATAGCCCCGCAAGGCAGGAGGTAAATAAAATAATAGCTCCTAACAACGGTGTGCGTTTAAACCTTAAGGCGCCTGCTAATGTGGCTGATTATGATTCCCTCTATCCAAAACAGGTAAATGCTATTGTGCAGGAGGATGGGCGCGTTAAGTATCATGGCAATAAATCGCTATTGCGTAATAACAACAAGATTTTGGTTAAGCACAATGTGGCCGATTTAATGGTTTATATTTTAAGGGAGTTGCCGCCATTGGTAAAACTTGGAGAGTTCCAACCAAACGATGTACAATTGTGGAAGGAAACATACCGAAGGGTTAGACCTTGGATTGTTGATGTATTGGTGGCTAATAGAGCTATTAAGCCAACTGAGAATGTAGATTGGTTTTGGGTTGGTGACCAAGATGCTAATACGCCTGGGGATGCTGAGTTTAATGAGCAATCCAACATTGATGCTGGTATTTATAAGACTAAATTTATTTTCGTACCTATAACAGCTACGGAGTTTATAGTTGTTGATATTGTGGCAACTGATAGCAACACACTTGCAAGTATAATACAATAAAAAATTGAGATATGAGTTTTACTAACCCACAAAAGAATTTTCGTTATGCCCTAGAGTTTCTAGGTATAAACATGTTCTTAATCCAGGAGGCAACCATACCTACTGTTGAGGCTGATTTGGTTGAGCATGGCGCACCTGGTAATTTACCTAATGGTAAGACACCCGGTAAAATGCGTGTGGGTCAGCTTATATTAAAGAAACTTAAGCCTGCGGTTGGCGCAGATACTTGGGCGTGGGATTGGTTTGCTGAGAATATTACAGGTTTACGGAACCAGTTTGCACGTACAGGCTTCTTCACCGAGCTTGGCCCCGATGGGTTTACGCCCGTAAAAAAATGGTTTTGTGGCGATGTGTTTGTACAGAAGATTGAAACAGACCCGTTTGTTTCAACCGGCTCTGATAATGTTATGGAAACAGTTACTTGTGAGCCTGAGTATTTCTATCCGACAGACTCACCATTGTTTACAGCTTTATTTGCTGGTAATGCAGCCGCTGGCTTTGCCGGCACATTAGGCAATGCAGGATAACCACTAAGCTCACTTCTGTAGGCTATATCTTCGATTTGTGGTGGGGCACGATTTATTTCGTGCTCTTTTTTTATTTGTTATATTTGTTATATATTTGAGCAAACAAATTAGAAGATATGGAACAACGCACATCAGTAACAGTATTACCATCAGGAGTTGAGATGGAGGTACGCGCCTTTATAGGAGGCGATATGGAGAGGCTATCTATGGATGCCCAGGAAAAGGGAGTAGATGCCTTTAATGAGCTATTGGCAAATTGTATTATAAGGTTGGGTAATGATAGGTCGATAACATTACAAAAGATACAAAAAATGCTTAGCAATGACCGTAAATATGGATTGCTTTATTTACGGAATTTTAGCTTAAACTTTAAACCTACATTTGATTTTACACATGAGTGGCCTGTTGAGGAGGATGGCCAGGGGAAGGATACTACGGACCATAGTATATTATTGAGGGGCTTCCCCATGCGCCCTTATTATTGGGTTGCTGAGGTTATGGAGCGTATGAGAGAGGAGGCAGAGAGCAAGGGCGAGTCATTTGATAACTCAAAATTCCCTAAAATGTTTGAGAGCTATGAGGAGGTTTACCCGCATTTGGAGCAAGTTACTAAGCTTAACAATACTGGTATAGAGGTGCATTGGAAGATTTTAACAGCTAGTAAGGAAAAGGAATTTGCTGAGGTAGGGCCCAAGCAGCGCCATTTAAATTTACCTATTGTAATGCGGGTGCCTAGGATTATGTTAGAGCCTAAAAGCGGTAAAGAGCCTGTGCCTACTATTTATGAGACTAGCAAGGGTGATTGGGGAGATTTGGAGCAACTACGTGCTGAGATACACAAAAAAGAGGGTAAGATTGATACTATGATTACCATTAAACACCCCAATAAAAGCAAAGAGGCATCGGTTGACTTAATTGGTACACTTGCTTTTTTCGTGCCTTCTCAAGCAATTTAATCGACATTTGGTTCGACCTCTGCTATGCCGGCTTGGGGGGGCTTACATACGAGCATCTTGCCAGGCATGATGTACGTGATATAGATAGATTGCGGTATCGAATGACTAAGCAAAAGGAATTTGAGGCTAAAGAAATAGAGGAGGCTAAAGAAAAAGCTAGAAATAGAAAGCGGTAAACCACCGCTTTTTTTTATCTTTGACGTATGCCAATCGGTTCATCAGATTTTGGAATGGGTATTACCTTCACCTTGGAGGATAACTTTAGTACGCCCGCCAAGAAGATACAGAATTCATTTAGTAAAATGGATTCCTCCATCACAAAAGGCATCCAAAAAGTTAATAGTAAGATTAGTGCTGTACGTAGCCAAATAGGTAATGTGGCTGTTGGCGTTGGTATTGCCTTGGCATTAACGGCTCCATTTGCTATTGCGGTAAAAAAGAGTGCTGAGCTTTCCGATGCCCTGGCAGATGTAACCAAGACTACCGGTATTGCAGGTGCGCAATTACAGGATTTGAGGAATGATATTGAGAGTATTGATACTCGCACATCTGTATTTGGGCTGTTGGAGATTGCGAAGGCTGGTGGCGCTATGGGTGTTGCTAAGAATGATATTGCTGGGTTTACCGAGGCTGTAGATAAACTGAATGTAGCGTTGGGGGACCAATTTACGAGCCCTGAATTGTTGGCGCGTGAGTTGACTAAGCTGCGGAATGTGTTGAGGGATATACAGACGGATAATATAGACCAGGATTTATTGCATATTGGTAATGCCTTAAACTTTATGGGTGCAAACTCGGCAGCCTTGGAGAGAAATATTTCCAGTATGGTAACCAGGATGGCTGGCTTAGGGCAGGAGCTTGGGGCTACTACACCTGAGTTATTTGGTTTGGCTACAGCGATGGATGAGTTAGGTGTTAATGTGGAGGTTGCGGGTAGTAATGTGCCGTTGATAATGCAAAAGATGGCAACGGATTATCAGAAATTTGCCAAAGCCATTGGCGTTAACGCTACACAATTTAAAAGCTTAGTGAATGAGGATATTGTTGGTGCCCTGACCTTCTTTGCCGAGAGACTGAAACAACAAGAGCCCACGGCTACCGGTATGGCCGCTGCATTAGATGAGATAGGATTAAATGGTGCGCGCGTATCTCAAGTATTCTTAAAATTGGGCTCTAATGTTGAGCTTGTAAACAGGCGTATTGGTGAATCCGAAGCAGCCCTAAAAGGCACTAGCTCTATAATGGATGAATTCAACGCCAAAAACACTACGTTTGCCGCAGTAATGGATAAAGCCCGGAAGCGTTTTGATATATTTATGACACGTATAGGCGATGCTTTAGCACCAATTATATTGAGAATAGCGGCAGCATTAGAAAAGGTTATGCAGGTTTTGAGTGATTTTGTTAGCACGGGTGTAGGTAAGGTGGTTACGGGAATGGTTGCTATGGCGGCTGCCGGTTTAGGTTTAATATCTATCCTATCACCGTTAATATCTGCCTTAACACATTTAGGCATATCAGTAACCGCAGCATTAGGCCCTATAGGGATTATAATAGCTGCCATAGCTGCCTTAATTGCAATTGTGGTTACTGTTAAAAGGGCTATGGATGATTTTAAGACGTTTATGGAAGGTGGAGTGGCGGTGGAGAAAGGCTTTGCAGGTTTCTTACAAAAGCTTGGTGGCGTGGCCACGGCAATTATAGAGATATTCCGTAATGCCACCTCAGAGGGTTTCTCAATGAGTGTAAAAATGAGAGATGCGCTAGATAAACTGGGTATATTAGATTTTGTTATTAGCTTGGGAACATGGATAGTGCGTATCAAAGAGTTCTTCCGGGGCGTGTTCGATGTACTTAAATTTGCTTTTGATGCGTGGAAGGAAGTATTTGTGGCGTTGTTTGATGTTTTTTTAGAAATAGTAGATGCTCTTGGTTTGTTTGAAGGCAGCATGCAAAAGGGTGTTGGCAGTATGGAGGCTTGGCGTAATATAGGTAGGGCCATGGCTGTGTTTATGACTGGCACTATGATACCTATATTTAAAACTATGGCAGCATTAATACGCGCTGTTGGCGCGGCCTTTGTTTTTATGATTAACTTCATAAAGTTCAACTTCGGTCTTGCCAAAGATATTGTGCTTGATTTTGTTGATATATTTACCAATTTACCGGATTTCTTCTTAAACCTCGGCAGCTTAATCGTGGATAGCCTTTTGGCTGGTATAACTGGTAATTGGGATAAGCTTAAGGAGAGTTTGTTAGGATTGATAAGCGCTTTACCTGGTGGTAGTTTTATATTGGATGCTTTAGGTATTGGTGGTGGAGAGGGTGGTGCTGAGGGGCGTGTAGCTTTAGCAAATGATGGTACTGAGGCTGCCGGGGGTGTAAGTAATATAGGAAGGGCCCAGGCTAGGGGCAGGGCGCGTGAGGTAAGCACTGAACCTACTGTAATTGATAAATCCACCAAGGAGGTTAAGGAGGTTGTTATACCTATACAGATTGGTAGTGAGAAGATTACTAAGGTGGTTAATTTGGAGAATGACTTTCAAGACAGTAGAGACTAATGGCTTTTGATACTACAGATGGATTGTTATATATAACGGAGGTGGACCCCCCGTTTGAAAGCTTGCGTTTACAGTTTGTGCCTAATGATTTTACTTGGAATAGACAGGGTAACTATAGTGAGGTGGTTGTGGTTGGTAGGAATCACCCTAGGTATCATTTTATTGGAGGCAAGGATACTATTGGCATACAATTGGATTTCTATAGTGATGAGGAGGGTAGGGATGATGTTTACCGTAAGGTACGTTGGCTGCAAAGTTTGATATATAATGATGGTAGCTTTGGCCATGTAAAACATATTAAGCTTACGTTTGGCGATATGTTTAAGGGCCAGCAGTGGGTTGTTAAGAGTGCTAATGCCAAGATGAGCCACTTCAATAAATTCTATGGCATGATGCCACAGAGGGCTTTAGTTGATTTGGTGTTGGACCAAGATGTTGTTAATAATTTAACCAGGGCAGATGTCCGTAGAAACTAATAATGGGTACCCAAATAAATACCGACTTAGAATTAAGAGAGACTAATTTGTATGCCACCGGCAGGATTATAACCTTTCCTGATGGCACACAGATATTGGAGCGTGAGTTTATTGATTATGAACCCGAGGAGGATGATATTTACTACACGGTTAAGCAAAACGATATGTTGGATGAGATTGCTTATAACCATTACTTTGAGGTTATTGAGCCTGCCCAGGCTAGTAAATTATGGTGGGTATTGGCTGATGCAAACAATGTAATCAACCCATTGGATATTACTGATTTTATAGGCCAGGAGATTGTTATACCCAACATTACCAGGTTTTTATTAATCAATGGATAATGCCAAAGTCACCATACTATAAAGTACTCATAAAAAGTAACAACCGAGATATTAGCGGGCTAATAAGCACGTTTAAGTATGAGCAGACGATTGAGAAGGATGATGTGCTTACGTTAATTATTAACAATGCCACAACGGCTATGGTTGATGATGATGATTTACAGGAGGGTAAATTGGTGGAGTTCCGCTTTGGTTACCTGCAATTAAAGCACAGCCGCAAATACCTGGGTAGGATAAGTAATGTTGAGCCACGGTATGAAAAAACTATAAGTATTACAATGAATATTACTGATTTGGGGCCGTTGTTGAAAAAGGATGATGTTGATAAGGTGTGGGAGAACCAAAAGGTTAGTGATATTGCTAAGGAAATTGCTAAAAAACATGGGTTAAAAGCCAATGTGTTTGAGACGTTGATTGAGTATGATGTAATACCACAGGGAGGAAAGACGGATTATGAATTTATGAAGTACCTAACTACCTTTCCTTTGGATTTGCCGTTACAATTTTGGATTGATGGTGATGTGTTAAATTTAGCGCCAAGGCAATTGCGGAAAGCCAGCGCAGCTACTTATACATGGAATGATGGCCGGGGCAAGGTCCTGGGTTTCTTTCCCTCTAGCATGGAAACCAAAAAGAAGGGAGGCAGTAAGGAAACGGAGGTTGTTGGTGTGGACCCTTTTACTGGTAATGATGTTAGTAAAAAGGCTAATGCTGATACGGTTAAAAATGATGAAAAGCTGGATGATTACCCAGTGCATTATAATATAAATGGCAAGGAGGTATTTAATAAGCAATCTGAGCGCCAAACACGTAGTGCTGATAATCGTAGTAATGCTACGGGCCGTAAAATTATTATACCGGTGCAGAATGATATTGAGGCAGAGAATGTGGCTAATAAGGCTAAAAAAGATGCTGAGCTTGGCGATATAAAAGCTGAGTTATCAATGGAGGGCGACCCTGCTGTTGAGGCTGATAGGGTTATAACAGTTAATGGCGTTGGAGAGAAGTTTAGTGGTAATTGGTATGCCCATACGGTTGTGCATAGTATTGATACTGGTGGCTATATTACAACCCAAATGCTTAAGAGGAATGCCAGCAGAAAGGCTAATTTGGAGGATGAGGATGCGGTTAAGGCCAATGATGATGTTACTAATAAGAGTGTTGGTACTGAGGATGAGGAGCCTAAGAAAAAGGTAGATAGAGTTAATTTTGATATAAATGGGGTGGCGCAATGACAAGCGGGGTTAGGCAGTTGATACGAGAGGTAAAGGAGTTTGGTTTATTCTCCGTCTTTAAGCGTTATTATAGCTTTTATAGGGCTGAGGTTGTTGATAATGCAGACCCGGAGGGTATGGGCCGTTTAAAGGTAAAATGTAGAACTGTATTTAGGGATGCTACGCCTGATAAATGGATATTTCCCAAAGGAGCCATAGCCGGCAAAAAATCCGGTTTTTATCATTTACCCCAAGTGGGTGATATGATTTATTTAATGTTCGAGGAGGGCGATAGCCGTTTCCCTGTTTGGGAATATGGGTGGTGGTTGCAAGGACAGGGGCCGGAGGAAATAGCACCAAATAAATTTAGCTGGGTAAGCCCAAATGGTAATAGGATTGATTTGGATGATGAAAATAACACGGTTAAAATTACAACTAAGGATGGTTATGTGGTGGAGACTGACACTAAGTTATTTGCCGGTAATGATGCTAACAACCTGGGTAATTTGATTGACCAATTATTTGATGCCTTTGCTAATACTAAGGTAAGTACCAGCCTTGGCCCACAGCCATTTATAAACTTGCCGGAGTATGAGGCGTTGCGAGCCAAGTTTAAAACCATATTAAAAGAAAGCACACAATGAGTTTAACCAAGCCAAGTATAAAATCGGATTTCCTAACCATTATCAACAACATTGATAATGCCAACAAGGTACAGGGCGCACAACCTGGTCAAATACAGGACCAGTATGCCGATAAAATGGCGGATTATATGATTGCCACTATACAAAGCCTGCGTATAACCATACCGCCAGGTGCTATTGTGGTTACTGATGGTACTACGGTTAGTAGCAATGCCGGTGCTATAGTTTTGGATGGTGTAGTGAGTTAATATAAAAACATTTCTTATCTTTGAAACATGGCACGACCGTATTTAGGGCAAGGCATAAAGAACCCACCTGTAATTAATGGCTTTGGGCGAATTGATTTAGAGAATGATAGGGCGTTGGTTGAACAATCAATCCTTGACCGCCTAAATACACCGCGTAGCTCTGAGTTCTTTAACAGGCAGAATGGCAGTATTTTAAATCAACTTTTGTTTGCTCCTAATGATGCAGTATTGTTGGACCTACTGGACTTTCACATTCAAGAAACAATAGAGACACAGGAGCGTAGGGTAAAGTATTTAGGTACTGATTTTTTTCAAGATGCCAGCCGGCCAGAGTTGATACAATGTAACATACGGGTGCAGCTATTACAAAGTAGTGAGGTTATGAGTATTATTTTTCCATTCTATAAAGAAATACCAAACTAATGTCTTTAGTCAATAGCTGGATAGGATATGTTGACCGTTCGTATGAACAGATAAAGGCAAATGTTCTTTTGAACTTCGGTAACCTAGTACCGGAAATAACCGACCATACTGATAGTAACCCTTGGGTAAAAGGCATTAACGTATTTGCTGGCATTGCTGAGATGCTGGGTTATTATTTAGATGTAAATGCACGGGAGGTTTACTTAAGTACGGCCCGCCAATTCCGCTCAGCCATTAAAATAGCTAGATTCTTTGACTACCGCAGCAGAGGGGCTATTGCGGCTACTGTTGATGTTAAGTTTTTTATTGATGCACCTACGATTGCTGATATAACTATACCAGCTGATAGCCAGGTTAGCACTAAAGAGGGTGTTAAATTTTTAACGCAGAGTGAGGTTAAAATACTTATTGGCCAAACAGAGGTTACGGTAAGTGCTACACAGCATACCGCAGTAACGGGTGTAGCATTGGGTACAAGTGATGGGAGCCCTAACCAAATTTATGTATTGGAGGAGGATGTTGAGCATGAGAGCCTAGCGGTATTGGTTGATGTTACGCCTTATACGCAAATAGATACTTTTGCTAATGCCATTGATACTGATGAGATATATATTGCTGAATTGAATGAGGAACGCCAAATGCAAATTGAATTTGGTGATGATATTAATGGCAAAATACCACCAAGCACATTGGATATAACGGCAGATTATTTTATTACCCAAGGCACGATAGGCAATGTGGCTGCGGAGACTATAACTGTTATTGATAGCTCAATAACCGTCCCCGGTGGTGTTACCTTGAAGGTTACTAATATTGAGGGTGCTAGTGGGGGTGTTGATGCTGATGATTTAACTACGTTACAAAAGAAGATACCGTTGGCTAACCGCACTAAATATAGGGCCGTTACTGAGCAGGATTTTATTGATGTAACTGAGTTGGCACCAGGTGTTGAGAAGGCTGGGGTGCTTTATGATTGCGGTAAGTTTGTAGAGGTTTATATAGTTCCAGAGGGTGGTGGCATAGCAAGTGGCGCGCTTATTACTAGCGTAACGGATTGGCTGAAAGCGCGAAAAATAATCACTACCTCAGTTAATGTGCTTAGTGCAGGTGAGGTATTGGTTGAGTTCCAAATTGATGTAGTGGCCATACCTAATCAACAAAATAGTGTTGTTGAGCAGGCCATACGTGATAACCTGGATACATTCTTTTTACCTGAGAACCAAACCATAAGTGGCAACGTGTTCCTTTCTGATATTTATCAGACTGTAGAGAACACTACTGGGGTTAGCAACAGCAACATAAATATTATGAAGGCCGTGCCTTATGCCAGGCCAATTAATAATACAGATGCTTTGGATTGGGATAGAGATATACAGGTTAGTAGCAATGAGACGGTTAAATGGGAAATACGATTTACGGCTGTTGATACTTTTGAATTGTTAAGGAACAGCACGTTTGTTGGTACTTTTATGGTTGGTATTGAGGTTAGCTTAACAGAGGTTGATTTTACGATTAACTCAAACAGTACCATAGGCCATAGATATGAATTTTATACCTATAAATATTTTGGTAATTTAGTATTGGTTGAGCCTAGCATACCGGGTGTTGACCAAACATTGGTTAGTTTAAATGTAGTTGGGGGCATATAATGGCGTTTACATTAAAAGATAAGATTTTTGGTTATTTCGGTATTTACGAAACTCTTACTGATACGTTTAAAGATAATGTAACAGACCCTGGCAAGGGTATTAAACAGCGTTATTACGAGAGTATTGCCGAGGATTTTGATGATGAATTGATACCGCTTATTGACCTATATATTGATAACCTTGTGCCGCCACAAACCTTATTGGCTAAGTTCCTTTTTTATGCCGAGAGTATGTGGGGTGGTTTGGTGATATTGTTGCCAACGGAAACTTTAAGGCGCAAGGTACTGCGCTTTGCCAATCACATCCTTACTATTAAAAGCACCATACCTAGTTATGAGTTGTTGTTTAGAATGTTGGGTAGCACAGGTGTGGTTATTGATGAGGATTTTACTAAGTATGGCTTTGATAGCGTGGTTACTTTTGATGATGCAGATAGGGTTTTTGATATGGCCTGCCCGGAGTGTACTAGCTATGATGTAACTTTAACGGGTGGCCCGGCAATAACAGATGAATTAACGCTTGCTTTTTTCCGTATAATTAACTTTCTTGAACCTATAAACGCCAAGCTAGGCACATTCCTTTATGATGGAATGGAGGTGGTCTTTGGTATTATCTTCGATATTTTCATAGATTTGCAAAGCGGGAGGTTGATTTATGAACGGGGCACGGACGAAACAATTACGTTTAATGTTGATGGTAATGGGCATTTGATAATTAGCGGGGATACTGAGGGGAATTATAGCCTTGATGAGAACGGACATTTAATTTATACACCATGAGTATTGATGCAGGTTTAGTAGCAGGAATAATTAAGAGCCAAACGGCTCCCACCGAGCTTTCTGTGCTCTGGGCAAAGGTGTTAAATCCATCATTCCCCAACACCACCGTACTGCATAGGTATAATTTTGTAACATCAACTTGGGTTAAGGTTGAGGATGCTATAATTAAAAACCCCATAATAACATTCCAACTAGATACCCCACCGGGCAGCCCCAGCGAGGGCGATGCTTATATTATTGGTAATGCACCAACTGGTGTATGGGCTGGCAGGGCTAAGGACCATGCTTTGTATTTGGGAGGCCAATGGAATTATACTACGCCTAAGAATGGTAGCTTTTGTTCACAGGCTACCGGTGGTGGAGAGAATATCTATGTGTTTAATGTTTCGCTTAACGATTGGGCCCTTTACAGCCCATCACCATTAACCGGCACAAATACTAATACGGTTAGGTTTGATGTTTCAGGGGATTTAGTTGAGAGTGCAGTTCTTAAGAATGATGGTACGGACATAGAGATTGTCAATAAACTAAAGTTAGGTGGTAAGGTTGAGCAGAATAAGGCTACTGGAATTGCTATTGATAATTTATTAAATACGGCTGTTTTGGAGTGGCTTGCTAATAACGGGCTTTATATACAAAACGGTAGTAGCTATGCCGGTGCTGAGGATGGTGGGGCAAGTATAGGCAATGGGAATAACCTTGTGGCTGTAGATAGCTCTGGAAATATAAAACTTAGCTCTAATGCGCTTGCCAATGCCATTATATTGGCATTCCCTAACCTGGGCGCAGGGCAAACGGTAACACAGGAGTACCAGGCACAAAATGGCGTTATAAGTAATGAGATTGAGGTTTATAATATTAATACAACAAGCACGGTACTAGGTGGCGGCAGCACCATTATCAATGGTGCTTCATACGCACTACCGGAGGATGGCACTTGGATTGCTGAGTGGAGCGGCTCAATGGACTGCCCTGATGATGATGCGGGGCAATGTGGTTTATATTTAAATGGTACTATAATTAATGGCTCAAATAGAGAGTTTGGAGCAATAGTATCAGGAGGTGGTAGTGTAGATGCTATGTTACCTACGCATACTAGAACTGTACAATTTGTTGGTACTACAGGCCAAACTATAACCGCACAAGGGCAATCCAATGTAGGCTCAGTAACAGCCCTTACAGATGGTAACTTTGTGGTTAAACAAATAAAGAGGTAATGAAGTTAATAATTAAAAATAATAACCTAGCTGCGGATTTAGCCACTTTAAAAGCTATTGATACTGGTACTGTACAAAGCGGAGAGCTTAAGTACGTTGTGGCTACAGGTAATATTTATAAATTTCAACCATTAATCACCGATGCCGGTAATGTTAGAGCCGATGATGATGGGGGTGATTGGGAATTGCAGGCAAACGGTATTGATGAGATAGTTACGGTACAACTGGATAGTTATAATGAGGCTACTAATAATGATGAAAATATTAGTGAGTTAGATAACTGGATTGAATATGGGCCAAAGTTGATTAAAAAGAAGTTTTATGGTTTTAAAGATTGGAAGTGTTTAAGGGACCAAATACTTAAGGATATTAAAGCTATATGCGGTGATGATTTGGCTAATTTTGATAGCTTGACTGATAGCCAAGAGGATGCCGCGCTGGTGTATATACCTACTTACATTATAGCCCAACAAGGCCAAGCGTTTTTTGTAGGCCGTTGCCCTGGGGCTGACCAAAATGAAAAAACTGCTAATGCTAATACGTATGTAGATAATTACATAATTGAGGTGCAGGGCGATATAACTGAGGGTAAGACTGGTGCGTATAAATATAGGTGGAGGGCTGAGGTTGGACACTTTTATAGCCAATTGGGCGCTACACATGGATTGGAATTAAGCGATGAGGCTTGGAAGGAGGGTATTTATGGTTTGTACACTAAGTATGGGGTGTTGCTTAAAACGGTTGATGGTAAGGAGGGCTTTACTGATTGGTTGTATAGCCAAGAGAAATATGGGGCGCAAGGAACTGAGGGGGGTGTAAAATATTATTTAGAGGAATTAGTAGCTGCGGATTGCCCTGATTTATTGTTGGTTGACCCAACGGCACAAACACCTGTTAAACTGGATGAAACGACAACACCTAAGCTAAGTGAGGTTATTGATACATTCCTCCAAACCGGGAATGACATAGTAGATAAGGGCTTATATTAATGTTAAACTTTATGGCCTATATTATTAAACACAAAGGGGAATTTACTGATATGGGAAAGGTTGCGTTTGTAGCTATCTCAACATTCTTAGTCGGTATTTATAACCAATTCATAAACACCTTCTTGGTTAATTTCATTTTAGCCAAGGTAAGTACTTATGATACTGTTATTGATGAGGTTGTACACACTGGCACAGCATTGAGCGTTGCGCTTGGGGTGGTGTATGTAGGAATTAAGATTTACTTATTGTTATACCCTAGAAAGAAAAAAGACGATGGGCCAGCAAATTAGATATTGGAATAAGTTTGATGATGATGATACCTATGAGATAAGCTCATGGTTAGTTGCGCTTAATACACCGGGTAGATACCACGGGTTTGATAATGCTGGTTTTGCCGCCAATATGACCTTAACTTTGGACCATGCCCTTACTGGTTACCAGCGCATTACTAAGGCTAAGGCTTTTGCTAGTAAGGCGGGTGTGTTTATTACCAGCCAGGGTGCTGTGGTATATGATACTAATACTTATGATTTAGCTATTAGCCCTACGGGGGCCGGTGAGAACCGCAGGGATTTGGTTGTGGCTACGCATGAGTATATTGATGTTGATGATGGGCAACAAGCTACCGTAACCGTTATTGAGGGCAGCCCAAGTGCGGGGGACCCGGTTAGGCCGGCATTGACGAGCCCTGAGACACAGATTGTTATTGGAGAGCTTTACTTGCCTGAAAACACAAGCGCTTTGAATGGCGCTGGGGTTGTTTGGATGCCTGAGCCAGCACCTACTTATAGTGGTAGTGGGCGTTATGCTTTAAGGGATAAGAATAACCGGTACACAGCGCAAAACCAAGAATATGTGCTTAGTTATAACACACCATCTGATACGTTGGAGCATGAGAATGGCTTTTTTAAAAAGTCAGACCTAAGCAATACCATACTGCTTGGCTCTAATTATGGTGGTGATAGTATTAATTTGACACTTGATTTGGTATCTGGCACTAATAATACACTAGTGGTGTGAAAATGAGGCATCTGGCACCAGTAGCAAGGCTAAATTAGGCATTTTTTGTTGTTGAGATTTTGGGAATAACTGGTTTATTCCCAACTTTTCTGGGAAAGAAGGCACTTTCCCAAATTTACCCCCCCCCCTGGCCTCTGAAC